GGGCTTCTCCATACGCCGGAGGCGCAATACTGCAAATCTGGCTACTTTCTAGGAGGAAACTATGTACGACACCGTCACCTTGTCAGCGACGCTGTTCTGTGACACAGTCTGGAGAGACAGAGCGGACGTCATTTTATCGACAAACCACTCGGAATCCCAGGTTCCCTCTCGCTCAGTCGAGCGATGGTGGGAGCGATCCTCCAGCAGGCCTTACCATGCTACCCTTCCTTATACGGTGAAGAGGTTCTTTTCGCCGTCCACGGCTTTTGCGTACTATACGCAGGACCTGTGGGGAGTTCAAAGGGAAGAGCGGGGCTATTATCAGCCCGTTGAGCAAGGCACTGCGCTGGGGTATACATCCGCCCCAGAGCTCTTCGACCTTGGGGAATCTCAGCTAGATGATGCGAAAAACGCATGCTTCGATGCTATGATGTCTCAAGTGTGGAATGCGCCGGTATTTGCGGCTGAGCTACACAAAACGGGTGATAGTGTGAGTAAGTTGGCCGCTGGGTTGCAGAAGTCTGCAGCCCTTTGGCGTAAACACGGCTCGTCTCCGAGAAAGGCCTTACGGTCTATGATTGGCTACGTGTCCGAGCTTGCACGGGGGCGCCGTACCCTTCCTCCAGTCACTTCAACAGTGGCTGGGCTATGGCTCCAATGGCGGTACGAGGTAAATACTCTCGTTTTGGACGTGCAGAACGCTGCACGAACTACCGCAAGCCTGCTGCTTGATCAGACTAATCAAGCTAAGACGTCGATCCTCCGAAGTCGTTCCGGAGCAGTAGACTGTGGCAAGTTGGAGATATACGACAGCGCATGGGGCCGTAATATTGGCCTTATGCTTTCGTTAGGTAGTAACGTCTCTCACTATGTCACCAGGGTTGGTCACGCTGAATGCAAAGCGTGGCTGACAGTGTACAGGACGAACTCCTTCCTCACTGATGCGAATCAGCTAGGTTTGATTAATCTCCCTGTGGCACTATACGAGTTGACCCCTTTAAGTTTTGTGGTCGACTGGTTCCTGGATATTGGGTCCTTTCTCGAGCGTTGTACTGCGGGTTTGGGCTACAATATTGTCGATGGCGGGTACAGTGTTCTCCGTCGCATTAGCGGTGAGCACACGGTGAAGCTTCACGACTTATGGAATACTCCGGTCAGGACATTCTCTGGCTCTGGACCATATGAGGCTTCGGTCTATGAGCGGCACGTTTGGAGCAATCCTGCTCCTGTTTGGACTCCGGCTATTCGGATGAACATGAACCGCGTTCTAGATGCGGCTAGTCTCATTCGGCAAATCCCCGGGGGTCGAATACGGGCCTTTTAAATATATCCTTTTTGAGGAGCATAGTAATGGCTTACATTACCACAGCTGCTATCGTCGGGAAATCTCGCTCTGATGGCACAACTGACCGCACGATCACAATGAACCGTGTGGGCAGCGTCACCAATGGTTTCGTCCTTCGCGAATCACTCGCGTCGGCTCCGGACCAGCGCTTTGCGCAACAACTGACTCACCGGTCCTTCGAGGTCGTTGGGAAGGGTGGCGAGGTAACTCGGCACTCGAACACGTCAATCTCGTGGCCATTTGAGAAAGTTCCTGGTGACGGCATTTTGGCTGGGACCGCCTATTTGAACAAGACGGGACTTCATATCCCTGTATCCTGCCCTCCCAACGTTCGGGCTGATATCTTTCGGCAATTAACGTCGATCGTATCGTCGAGCGCTGGCACGGTTGGTGAAGCTTGTATCTATAAGCCCCTTATTAGCGGAGAATATCCCGCTTAAGACGGCCTAAGTGGTCCACCATACCCAGTTCTTTATCTTTTGAATCCATTTTAGGAGGACGAGATGCTTAAAAGCTCCCATACTGTGGTTCCGTTGTGTGGAGAATATATCTTTACATGGCGTGAGCCTCCAGTCGTAGCGGTCCCTTGCGAGAACCAAGGGGAGTGGGATGAGTTAGTGGGTTCGCCGAAGACCCGTGAGGGTCGGCGGGCAAACTATGCGGCGGCATCCGTATATAAAAATGCCAGGGCCAGCGACCACCAGGTTGTTGGTCTCGTGCGTCACCTCGCTGTTGCGAGTCGCCGGACTCTCGTCCGGTGCAAAGTCCTTGATGCTCTTGATACCTATGAGCATTCTTTTAAGGGCAGTTCCACTCGCGGCATGACTCTCCAGTATGGGACTCCCTCATGGGAGGCCCTGCGAAGTCTACTAAGTATTGAGGCGGAAATCCCGACGTCATCCAATTTATGGGCGATTAAGGACTACCAATCCGATATCCAGTTGACCAAGCTTATCTCTAAGTACCCGTTTGACGGGGCTGCTGAGATAGCTGAAGATAATGCGATCATGAAGCTTCTTGAGCAAGAGAGCCGTAACAAAGTGACCAACAAAAGATGGACAATTGGCGACTTCTCGGACGATGAGATCTCTCTCATTTCTCGTGTGTCTTCCACCATCGGGCGGGTCCTTGGTCCTCCGCCAACTCTTGAACAAATAGCCGAAAATGCAGCTTGGGGCCCCGGCACTCTGAATGGTTACGACTTTTCGAGTGTACAAACTGGGGCGGAGTTAAAGTTTGCTGCAACAGCAACTGCAACTCCAATGTTAATCCCAATAGCGGAGCAGGTGTTACAGAAGTATCCTGCGTGGCATCGTCAGCTGACGTGTCAAGACGGTAGGTTAGCCGTCTCCGTGTTGGCGCACGACCAATTATTCACCGTTAAAAAGAAGTTCGAAATGGACCGGTGTGCCTTTAAACCTCCAGTGCTAAATGCCTGGTTGCAGCGAGGTATAGGAATAACGATCCGTAACCGGTTACAGCGGGTCGGTCTCAACTTACAATTTCAACAAGAGGTGAATCGGGAATTTGCTCGGATAGGCTCGGCAACGGGTTTATTCGCCACCCTCGATCTCTCCTCAGCCAGCGATAGTATCTGCCGGCAAATGTTGAAATCAATCCTGAGTCCCGACTGGTACACTACGCTATTTGCTACATCAGCTCAAGTGTACCAACTTAGTAGGTCGTACTGTGAGAGGCATGGGTTGGACCCAGATAGCCTCCATCCTTATCAAATGATGTCTGCCATGGGCTGTGGATACACTTTTGAGCTAGAAACCGCGTTATTTTACGCGATCTGCACATCGGTGGTTCCCGCTGTCTGGGTGCTAGACTCTGGTAAGGGTGGAAAGGCGGTGCGGCAGTGGCCGCATGTCAAAGTCTATGGGGATGATATCATTGTTCCCTCCGCTTATGCTGCTCGTGTAATTTCAGCGCTGACCCTTTTCGGGTTAAGTGTGAATGAGCAAAAATCTCACATTGGTCGTTCACCAGGGTTCCGCGAAAGTTGCGGAGGTGACTTCCTGTATGGTGCGGCCGTTCGTCCTCTTTACATCCAACGAAAGCTGTGCGATGGACCCGCGATTGTGCGAACTGCTAATCGCGTTCTGGAGATGGCTGCAGCCCGATATGAAGAGTTTACCGGGGACGATCGTTTTCTTGATCGTTCTTTGGCTCCTCTTCACTCCGGACTCGTTAACCTACTTCCAGCACGTGTAAGGCGTTTCCTAAAGACCCCGCCGTTTGTTACCGGCGGGCTATGGGAGGTCCAGAGCGTCGAAATCGACGCTCCATCACGCGCCAAACCAGACGAATTCGGCGACTTCACACGGTATTGGTTAACATTCCAATCCCGTGCCGCTGATATCGACCTTTCCCAATACGGGTTTTGGTACGATAACGCCTGGCCACAAAAAGCTAACGGTTGGAACCTAATGGCTGCTCGGTTGTACTCGCTGGGAGCTCCAAAGCTAACAGATGAGGAGAGTAGATATTCATCGTTACCATTAGGTGTGGGCGACAAGACTGTTATGCGTTCCCAAGATGAAGTCGGCTTGTTACGGCTGACGAAATCACGGATCACACGACGGTCGCGGTGGCGTGGATGGGCGTAACTCTGCCCAACACGTAAGTACACAGCCCAATAGGTCACGGATCACCTTCTGAAGGTGGAGACCCCAAGGGAGAGATAGGAACATTCTCCCTTCTTCCTGGTAAGGATGCCAGGGCCGTGG